TTGCTTCTCTAGTTCCATAAATGTTTGTGCAGCAATTCCACCAAATATGGTTAGTGGAACGGTAAAACCTACCATCAACTGGCGACCAGCCCATTGGGTGTTTTTACCCCAGTTAATCATTGATGTTGATCCATCACGCAGCAACTTATTAAAAATCTGCTGTCTTTGAATACTTATGGCTGAGTCAGCATTAAATAGATTGTTTGGCCTGATAGCCATGGCTCTCGTATATCCATTTTGTGCTTGACCCAAAGCAACGTATTGTGTTTGAAGTTTCTTTGCTCTGCTTTCTGCAAGAGCCATAATCTCTGCGTTCTCACGCATTGACTTGCCGAATGCCCCAGATGCCGCTGTGCCGTATCTAAAATACTGTCCTAGAGAAAGTTTACCTTTGTCAATAGAGTTTCCAAGCCTAGAAACGCTGGACTCAACGTTTGTTATTGATGTGGTAAATCCCTTTGTTGCATTTATTTGTGCAGAAAGGTTTCTCGTTAAATCTCTTTGTGCTTGAGCAGCAGCAGCGTTTCCAGATACTACGGACTTGTTAAATGAAGATATTTGGTTTTGAAGATTACGTAACTGTGCTAGTGCTTGTGACGAATCAATAGATATATTGATGTTTGCATTTACATCTGACATTTAAATAATCACCAAGTTCATTATATCATTAGCCAAAGGGATTTTTAGCGCTATCGTTAACAACTGAGTAGTCTAAGCCAGCACCGATACCAAATCCAGCCTTAGTAGCATTTGGACCTTGTAGAGATGTTATGTCATTAGAGTCTTTTGCCTTACCTCCACTAAATACCCTAGACTTCATATCTTCCCACTCTTTTTGACCCCCATGGGAGGAGCCAGAGTTCTTGTCAAGATCTATGCCTTGTATGGCAGCAAGAAACTTCTTGTCTTCATAATCTTTCTCTCTTTTTGCGACGAGGATTGTCGTTAACTCTGGCATAGAGAGACTTTCTTCTAGTTCTTGAAAGTCCCTCCATATGCCAAGAGTAAACAGTTCTGATTCTATTTTAACTAGGTCTAACTCAGACCACGAATCCCCGTCGCTGGTGCGTTTCCCTCATCATCAAACTTAATGCCAGACGCGGCCTCAACGACCTTATATACGCTTGGAAGATCCATGGTGTCTTCTAACTTAGCCCTATCTTCTGAAAGTTCTGGAGAATACTGCTTCATGGCAATCTGAACACAATCAATAAGAATATCCATTGACTTGTCATTATTATCTGCTACCTTGGCAATTCCCTCAAACTTCTTCATAAACTCACGTAGCAGTGAAATTTTTAGTGGACGCATCTTAATCTTTGTTCCGTCCATTAGTTCAATTTCTGTTGTTTCATAAACACTGGTGGCCATTTTTAATTCCTTTCGTATTTGGTGGATAAATTATAGCACGAGAAAGCCCCCGCCGTAATGACGGGGGCGATCTCTATTAAGTTGTTTTATTTAGTTATCAAGATGTTGGTACTAGACGATCAACAATCTTGCCGTAAGAGCCATTATTTGCTGGTAGCAAACGGAAGGAAACCTCAAACATTGAAGCCTCATCACGCTTTGCAGATACTGTAACATTGTCGATTGACAATGCACGGTAAGCAACATAAATTCTCTCAATGGTTGAGCCAGCCTCACAATCTCCTGTGCCAGGTCCAATTGCAACCAAACCACGTTCGACTGGGCACTCGCCCAACTCTCCTGCCTTAATTTCCATAACATCTGCGTAGTTAGTTGTTCCAACCTCAATTGGGTTGTCCATCCTTACGTCAGAAGCCAAGTCATTGTCAGAAGCAGCAATAGCAACCAAAAGGTTCTCTAGTGTGGCCTCTGCAAAAGCGGTATTGAGATTAACGGTCATGCCCTGCTTGTATAGTTTTGCAACGTCAAGCAACTGATCAACCTGAACCTCACCGAAATCTGGCTGGAACTGAATCTCAAGTCCGTTCATTGTGTAACCAACGTTACGAACGACTGCTGATCCTGAAAGGGTTTCACGGTATGCTGTACCTGCAACAAAATCTGGTAGTGCAGGAGATGTGTTGGTTGGATCGAACTCTGCTCCTGTGGAGACAAAGAGTGCGGCTGCACCAACGATAATCTGCTTTGAATCACCGCGTGTATATGCCATATTTTTCACCTCTTTTTTCTTTTTAGAATAATTGGTGGCGTTTCCTCAAGTAAATTATATCATCCGTTTATAACTATTTTGTGTAAAAATATGTCAGATTTACGCAAGCATTGATTCTATTGAATCTGTGAAATGGTACTCTGCCTCAACAATGAACTGAGTTATGTAGTATTGTTTTACGCTAAAATCCCTAATATTTGTAGAATCACTCTGAAAAACCTTTAGGTGGTGAAAAAATACCCCCGACACCTCTGCTTGGTTTGAGTTCCAGTCATTGATATCTTTTGCTGCGTCATCCATTCTATCAAGGATGTATTGAATTGCCATCCCCCACTCTAACGAATCCTTTGCATCTCCCTTTACATAGTAAAGAAGATTTTCTCTTTTAATTGGATAAAATGAGTTGCTTGTTGTACGGAGCATTCTGTCATAAATTACGTATGGTTTGTTTTCCCAAGACTTTGTTCCGCTTTTTGCGTCGCTTAGGGGAAAAAATGGAATTGTTTGCCCATATTGCTTAGAGAATGTTGGCTCAATTTCTTTCATAACAGACCAGAGGTATCCGTTAATTGTTTTTGCTGGTAGAGAAAAGTTTGAAAATGTCATTCTATTTCAACTCCTGTAGATCTCATGTATTTTCTTGCTGCCTTTACTCCGACACTTCTTCCATTTTTTGCTCCAGAGGCAAAGTAGTCAGAGAATTCTCTTGGGTTAGATAGTCTGTTTATAAATGGTCTAAGGAAGGCATTTGAAAAGTAGTTGTCAAAAAAATCTTCTATGGCTCGTCCAAAACTTCCTGCTACTGCATCCCCGCCTGGATTTTCAATATAGATAGCCTGCGTCGTAAAGATCATTTGGCCATCATCTTCAAAAGCAAGAATATCGGCATTCTTGGGTTCAATTACGACCTCTATTGAGTTTTCCATAATGTTTGCCTTATCAGTAAATGGAACACTTGATGTAGATGAAACAGAACGTGATGCCAAGAAAGACCCGCTAAAATGAATAACCCTTTTGCTTGCTCTTGACTTTAATTCAAAAAGCCTTCCTGCCTTGCTTCCTACCTGCCCCCACTCATAGACATGGTGAAGAGAGTCTGGACTCATTCTTGCCTTAGAATCTATGTATAGTCCAAGAGCCTCTACGGTATACTCTCCGAGTCTTCTGTTAAACTCTATTTGCTCTATGTCCACACCATCTAGAAACCCATATGAATAGGACACTGCGTTCCCTAGTTTCATGTTTAATTCTTTTGTATCAAATCTAGCATTGAACATTATCAGTTACCCCCTGCTCATCAGACCTTTCTAACTGAATCTTGTAATATTCTATGCTGTTGAACGGTCCAATAAATGGCTGGCAGGACTTGATATCAAAGATTGTTGGAGATCCAACGTAGTCTCCATCTGTCTCAATGAAGAAGCATTCATCGTTGCACCCTGCCGCACGTATGTTTGTTATGATTAGATTGGACAGGGGATGGTATAGTCCAAAAGATGCTTTTCTTGGATCAGTCTTAAATCTTCCATAAACCATTGTCTCTAGTCTATAAAATCTATTGTCATCATAGGTAAAGTTATTTGAATTGCTTTTGTCAGATAGGGTATAGAACGAACATGGCTCAGTTCTATCGTACTCCCACTTTTTGTCTATTCCCCCATACTCGTCCTGAGACTCATCGGCATAATATATGTCACACTGCATTGGAAAGAATATGCTTGAGCAGTTGGGGTCAAGGAGTCCCATTACAATACTCCCATGCGATAAATTGGACGAACGTATGCTGACAAAATCTTATCTGCAACTCGGTTTCCAGTATCTTTAAATACTCCTGGATCAAAAGATAGGTTAAACTGATCGCTCTTATATTCTTTAATATAGGAGTTGATGTATGGGATATTGTTGCACTTTAAATCATTCATAAGAAGGGTAGTTGCCTGCTTAATGTCTTGTGGAATAATTGGCCAACCTGCATCAATTATTACTGTGTAATCCCATCCGTTTGGAAACATTACGCTAGATCCAGTCATATCGACAAACGTCTTGCTGTCATATATGCCCTCGGAATACACGGGAGAATCATTAGTGTTATACGTTGTGAATGAATCTGAGCCAGCCGTTCTTCCCCTTACTGGCTTAGATTGACGACGGTTAACTCCAATAGTGGTAGGAATGTTTACTGTTATTGCAGAATTGTCTGGAGTAACATAGTATTCTCTAACATTTACCCATTCTGAATCTGTTGGAAATGCGTCATACACTAAGGCACCATTTTCATAAACACGAATTATCTTGTTTAGTCTAAACGGTATGGCTAGATAATCACTTCCTAGTCCAGTAGTTTCAACTGTCTCTCTTCTATACTCAAATCCACCAGTTATTGAATTAATCATTGCGCGAGCAATAGCCTCATACGATCTTGCTTGCTGAATGTCTTCTGGTGAGTCACTGTCAGAAAAGTCTACTGGATTTACATATGGTCGCATAATTGTGACGGTATCTATGAGAACAATATCTCCTCTATCATAGGTTCCGTCGCCATTATCACCTAGATTAAGGTATATTTCCATGCGATATTCATCGTCATATCTGGAAAAGTAATCTGGAAGACTTATAGAGATTACCCCATCTCCATCTGATGTTGCTGGAAGTTCAACCAAGTCTGTTGCGTGGTCGTCCATCATTGTTACAACGTACTCTGTGCTTGGCTCAAGTTCATCTTGAGTCAGGGTTAGTGGAAATGGGTGTGATCTGCTTATCTCCATGTACTATTTGCCGTAATAAGTTGCTACTTCTTCTGGGGTAGCCTCACGAATACCCTCTCTTGTTAGCCACTTATCGGCAGCCTCCTTATTTACAATATTATATCCCTTAGATAGCGCTCCTACTCCTGTCCAACGGATATTGCCCTTTGACCATACTGCTACCTTCTCTTCTTCCTTGTCTTCTTTAGCCTCTTCCTTAACCGCCTCTGGCTTCTTTGAGAGAGCCTTATCAGCAGCGCGTGATCCGATTACCCCATCTTCTTTTTCATGTACGTTAGAAGCCCTTACAGTGGCCTTCTTTTCTGGACCAGTAATAACGTTGTTTACTTCATCCTTCAAGTCTTTTTCTGATGCTTCTTTTACAGAAGATTCAATGATCGCTCCCTTTGACTCTTCAGCAACCTTCTTTGTTCTTGTTCTCTTTGCCGTGGTCTTATCAGTGGAACTCTTAGTGCTAGAACTAGTAGACTCAATAACAGCATTATCTTTTGCTGTCTCTGTTGAGTTCAATGTGTTTTCTTCAGACATAGTTTTATACCTTTCCTTTAATGCAATTATATCAGAATGTGCTGAAGGGAGGGAATCTATATTTGACTCCCTCCCTCCAACGGGTAACGCTTAATCACCTACTATGAGGTGAATACGTTGTTATCTGCGTAAGCAACTGCGTCAAGTTCTTCCCAAGTGATACCGAAACGGACAAAGATGGTGTACTCAATAGTATCCTTCTTTGGCTTGTACTCACGGTTCACAGTGATATCGCGCTGGAAACCCCATACGCGGTTCTGTGGGAATGTGAGATCGGCATAATCGGCTGGGTAGTAAGGAACTTCCTGAACGTCAATGCCCAAGACGCGGGTGGAGCGTGCTCCACCGAATGTCTGGCCATTTCCGTCTAGGTAGGACTGACGGTTAGCAGCAGTACCTGCTGGGTTACCAGCAAATGCTTCTGCGATTGCGTCAGCAAGAGTTCCATTCTTCTCAACGATGCTTGCGAAAACATCTGTGCCAGCGTAGAACTTAAGCCCTGACTTAATGGCGCGGTACTTGCGTGGGAGAGCGTAAACGATCTCCTGCATGACCTGTGGAGTCCATCCATATGTCAAATCGACAGCGGCCTCATGAGCGTCGCCACCAGTGGTTACCTGATTAACGAAACCGTCCATGATTCCTAGGAATGGATCTACACCTCCGTTGCCATTAATGGCAAGATCCTCAAGGTCATTACCGAAAGCGCTTGTCATTAGACGGACCAAGTGATCCTCAAGGGCTGAACCCTCAATGTTGTCCTCAAGTGCTTCGGTTGAAACTTCCCAATCCAAACGGATCTTCTTTGTGGTAAGTTCTACCTTTGTGAATGTTGCGCCAGCGTTTGTGTACTCACCGAGTGCCTGTGAAGCAGCACGGATAACACGCTCACCTACATTGACCTTCTCTAGTTCCATGGTGTTTGCACGCATGGTAACCTTGCGACCGTCTTGGGCGAGAACTGTTGCATCCCAAACATAGTCGATAAAACGACGGGCCTGCTCAGGGTTAAGGATACCCCCAGCAACACCTGTTGGATTAACGGCGTTTGGACCTGTGGTTACGCCATCGATAGCATTTGGGATATTTCCCATAACGCCAGCGGCTGGCTCTGTAACTCCACCAATGCCGCCTGCTGCTACTGCGCCCTGACCTTGGTATAGACCTGGGTTTGGATCGCCGTACTCGCTGGACTCGCTTGGCTGGTTCTTCAGAATTTCTTCTGCCATTTTACTTTCACCTCCATGTATTCTTTCTTTATTAAAATAGGTCGGCATTTGTGAGGAAACGACCGCCCCAAGTAGATTTCTCTACCTTTACTGGTTCTTCCTGCAAGATCTCGCCAAGATCAGCAGACTTACGGAAAGCGGTGTCCATTTCCACAGCGTCCACTCGCTTACCAAAATTATCTCTTACTTCTTCCACCTTGCTATTTACCTCAGCAATGGCTCCGTCGAAAGCCTTGTTAATGCCTTCAATCTTAGAATCAAGAGCCTTTACTGTCTCAGCAAGAGTGGTTAGTGCAGATGATAGAGAATCGCTAATATCAGAAACCATCTTTGCGGTTTCATCAACTGCTGGCTCATCTTCTACCTTTGTTACTTCTGCCTCATCAGCCTTCATAGTCTCATCTTCTGACTCTTCTTCATCTTCCTCTGAAATCTCAATCTCTACTGCCTTCTCGGTTTCAGCATTTTCTGCTTTTTCAGTAGTATCAACAACTTCTTCGGTTGCAGAGAGTTCTTCAGCGCCATCAACCTTTACAGTTTCATCTGCGGTTTCGGCTGCCTTCATTTCCATAAGTTTATCGTGAACTGACTTCTCAATCTCTGTGTCAGTTTCATCAACAACAATAATGTCTGAGTCCATCTTGCTAACCTCCTTTACCTCTGATTTACTAATCGCATTAACTTTTTCTAGTGAAGAAATATTTTTAATAACGCGACGACTTGTGGGTACTATTATACCGTCATTTTGTGAATACACTTTAATAATCACAACTGGATCATCTGACTTAGCCATTACTGGAGTATCTTCAGATGAGAGCCTTGCACCACCATGATATACAATTTGAGAAACCCGCCCATATTCTCCGTCAAACTTAATTATTGATCCTTCTTCGATGCCGCCTTGAATCTCTGACTTCTTTATGGATGATAGCATTCCCTTAACTACAGACACCTTATCTGAATCATTTGCCTCAACAAATCCAATGTTGTTCATGGATGAATCACATTGTGGGCAGGAAGATGAAGAGTCTTTTGACATTTGAACGATATCGTCCTTGCGACACCAAAACACGTTTTCGATTGTGGCCTTTGACAAGTACCCGCTAGCCTCTCCCTTTTCTACGCTGATAACATTAGCAAACTGGTTTGCTGGATTGTCAACAAGGGAAAGTTCACTCAAGGAGTACTCTCTAATAACTTGATATGCCTTTTCCATTTCTTCGTCATAAACATCTTCTGACTTATGAATCTCTCCACCAATAGAGAAACCAGTGAGGGTTCCATCAAGAACCTTCTCCCATGTGTCTTGGGCACCCTTAGAGACATAGGCAGAAACATATATTCCGTTATAAAACTTTTTTGTTTCTTGATCAAAATACTTGTCTTCCTTAAAAGAAACAACCTTTCCTACTGCAATTGGTTGATGCATCTCTCTAAGGTTGCCACGAAATCTTTCAAATGCTTTTACTGATGCCTCAGATGGAACAACGTCACCCTGCTTATCAAGGTTGTCTAGGGTAGCGAATCCAGAAACGATTCTTCTTTCCTTGTCCACCTTGTTAATGGGCATAGAAAGACGAATGTGATCTTTTTCCATAGACCAACTGGCTTTATTTATATCCATATCATTCCTATTTTATCACAATTTATAACAAAATGATACTATTCGCTTTTCGGTCCTTCTCCTTTAGGATTTCTTCCACTAATTGCTGCTGGACCATCGGACTGATTGTTTGTTCTATCTGTGTCTCTTTCACGATTTTGTGAAGTGTTTGCTCTGTCATCTGCTGCTTGGCGTGCAGACAACTCAATAGGCTTGTCTCCACCCTCCATCTGCGGCTTACCAATCTCTTCACGAATTTCATTAGGAACAAGAGCCTTGATCTTTGCATACCTTTCGTGAATCTGAGACATGGCAACCTCATCAAGAAGGCTTACCTCGTTAAAGTTTAACTCAACGATGTCTGTCTTTTCTCTAATAATTTTGTTTATTGCCTTTGCTACATATTCCTGTAGTGGCTTTACTACCTGATCTCTAAAGGTTCTGTCCTGAGACATTGCTCCAGCAGATGATGAATCTACCCCTCCTAGTTTAGAAAGGGGAACTTGGTGAGCCATAAGAATGTCATCACGGTTTTGCCTTCTATACTGAGAGAATGATGCCTCCTGCACACCATTTTCTACTGGATGCATTTCAAACTCAATCTTGTTTCCATCACTATCGCCAGGAAGAGGAATGTATAGAGTTCTGTGGCTTTGTCCCTTGAGTCCTGTTTGGAAGAATCTAAATAATTTGTCCTCTGCCTCTGCCGTTAACTTTGCACCCTTGACAGTGATAATGTATCGTGGAACAGCCTTGTTTTCAAAGTAATCAATATTATAGTTTGCTGCCATCTGATCTCCCTTTAGTGAGGTCATTGCAGCAATGATATCTGGTATACCATAGAATGTGTTAAGGGGTGAGTATTCCTTAAGGTGAATTACCTCGTTTGGTCGTGGATCTGTTGTAACTGGGTTTGGATTCTTTGCACCAAAGTTACGAAAGTATGTAATGGTTCCAGCAATTATCTGAATGTATCCATCTCTCAGGCGTCGTACCCGCATAGTTGTTGCTGGAATGTGTCCAA